CGGGGTCAGTTCGCCATTCGCGTTAAGATCGGGGGTAACAATGACGGACTTCATTGCGTCCATCAATTCGGAATGTACAAAATCTCTAGTGGCAAAGGTGCCCTCTTTCGCGAGCTTCTCTGCAACGCCGTCAATTACTTCCTGCTTCACATCTACTTCTTTATCAGTCACTTCAGACCTCCTCAGGTCACTTGCTCAATAGTGCTTTGTATAAAGAATCAAGCCACGTCTCTGCTTTGGGCTCTCCAGCTCCTGCTGGAATCTTGTCGGCTGCATTGCGTAGCGCAGTAAGCGCATCAATGGCGTTAGTAATCAGCTCATAGTTCTTAGCGGACAGCACGCGCCCTTCCTTAGTAACGACCATTGCCTCCAAATCGGCAATCAGGGTCTCGGGTGTCACATCAACCCCGAGGGCCTTGACCTCTGCATCAGTGAATCCATTAAGACGTAGGGCCATAGGGTTGGCGGGTACGGGGACAATGGAGAACTCCAGGAGCTCAGACTTCGTGATGGTATTACCGTCGTACTCCTTGGCAAGAAAGCCAATGGAAACGGTATTGAGAAACCCGCGCTCCCATGACTTACGGACAGCAGAGATAAGCGGCGATACGTCATCGGCTTGGAACGTCCAGCCTGCGTCCAGCTTCTTGCGTTCGTTTTCATGGATAAGGGAAAGCGACGCAATCTTGCCCACAGGTATAGAATCTATGCCCTGATAGGCATGACCATAGAGGACAACACCGTTCTGCATGAAGTTTGTAAAGTCCATGCCATCGGGGTCAACGATTTCCCCTTGGCGGTCAAGAGAGTTGTCGGTTATCGTTGCGTAATTAATATCACCGATGGTCTCACCGCGCGTTATGGGGTAAAACACTCGCTTGATATTCGCTGAGTCCACGTTATGCCTCCTGAATCATTACAAACGTCTGCAACTCTTGCAGCGTATTGTCCTTCTGACCAAAAATCAGATGAAACCGCTTATGGCATGGAGCACACATTGTCACGCCATTTGCGACATCAAGACGTTCATCTTTATGCGCTGCAAAGTTCTGGATATGGTGCGCTTCTAGATCAACGCCATGCTTGCCACAAATCGGACAGGTATAGTCGTCACGCGCATATACCGCCGCGCGCCAGGTGTCATATTCCACGTTTCGACGAACGGTGTCATTCTCAGAGGTAAGCCCGCCCTTCCAGTTGGAACCCAGCGGACCACGATGAATGATTGACATTCTTGCGCGAGCCTCTGGCGTATGATGCGCGGGACCCCAAGGGGCATGACCCATAAGTGAAAGCGAATGATTATGCTTAGCATCTTCTGACATGGGGCCTATCGGTTTTCCTTTCTTCATGACAGACATGGCGGCTCGAAATTCGACAGATCGAACCCAGGGGTGGTAGGGTTGCCCCAAATGCCCAGCCCGATTCTTCTCTATCTGTTCGAGCGTTGCGTGCGAACCCAATCTCATATCAGATGACCGGAATTAGGGTACAGCGACACTGGATTACGTTCTCTGCGCTACCGTTTGGATCCCCGGGATAAAGGAGGGTCTCGCCTCCAACGGTGAACCCCTCGTCTATTCCGGCAACCTGACCATCGGCCTCAACGTGATCGGGGCGCGTGCGATCATCTGAGGTGCTTAACCATTCCTGTTTTGTCACGCCATTTTCAGCGTATGTCTCGTGGGCACTGGCATTGTTGCAAGAAATTGTCTCGGTTCTCGCAACACGTTCGGCCCGATAAGAGATACCGCCAAAGTAATCACGAGTAGCCTTGACCATATCGGGAATACTGGCACCTTCGGCTCTCAACTGAGATATAATCTTGTCCACATCCTGCATGGTGGTTTCATTTACAAGTTTGGACTTCAGCTTTTCCTGCTTCTTAACCCATGCAAGAATCTTAGAACCGTCAGGAACTACCATGTCGTATCTTGCTGCAACTTCTTCGGCAGCGGACATCCCAAACGAAATATAGAGGCTATGCCAGTTCTCAATCAAATCTTCGGCCTTGAACAACTCGGTCGCGGGTAGCGCCTTCATGGACTTGCCGCCCTCCAAATAAGCGACTACTCGTTTCTCTTGCTTGGCAAAAGCGCGCATTGTCACGGCAGCGAATTTCTTTTCCTGAGACGCCGTTTTGGAAACAAACGCCCTAGCAATGACTTGTCGCATTTCAGGTGTATGGATACCCTTAATCCCTTTTGGCTCAACCACGGGAACGGGAACGGCCTCAGGGGGCAAGACTGGGGCGGGTTCGGGTTCAACAACTTCCGAAGTAGAAACGGGAACCAGCATTCCATTAGCCCACCAGACCGAACCCCATTGAACGGGCTTCAATCCGTCCCGTATCCGCGCCTCGTTGATGGTCAGTTTGCCAGACCTGAACTCTATCTCATCACTCTGTGCCCGCTCTAGCCGATTCGCCTGTAGACACTCAATGCCGGTATAGTCAAACCGGAACGTGAGTCCCTTAAGTCCGGGCAACAGCGGCAACAGGAACGTGGTAATCCTGTCCGCTAGTCTGTCGGCCTTGGGGATGATGGTATTGGAATAGAGAATCTTTTCTTCTATCGTTGCGCTAGCGAAAGCAACATTGTCCATGTCGCCAAGGAAAATCGGGGGCACACCAAACGCCGCGCCTATCTCGTTTCGCGTGACGCTGGATACTTCGAGCATCTTCAGGTCTGCCGCAGAGATTCCCAACGGCTGGAACTTGAACCCCGCTCCGAGGAACCCGATTGTACCAGCTCTCTGAACCCCGCCATACTTCTCTTCCCAGCTCTTCTTGGCGGCGTCCAGTTCCTGCGCGGATAATCGCACATCAGAGCTGAACAGTCCGGCAAGCAACCCGCCTCCCTGCATCTGATTGTTCCACACCATCTTCGCAGACTCATCCATGTTGGCAGAGTCAAGAATGGTGCGCAGTTCAGAGAGACCAAGTTGACCGCTGATACCGAAGTTCGGAAACAAGACGATGTTCTCTTTTGCTAATTGTCTGTCTGAGTTGTCCTCGCGGTAGAGGATATTGCCATGATCCATCCTAACCATGTCCATATCTAACACCGTGAGACCCTTGATGGCTGGCTTTTCAACATAGACCGCACTCGTACCATGCAAGAGTTGCCACGCGATAATTCTCTCGACAAACTCTGTACCAGTCTGATTTGGAGAGGGTCGAGTTAGTGCTGCCGATTGACCTTCAACGATCTTGTCACCCTTCATCAGATGCCAGGGCAATGAACCTACCCTTGTCGCAACTGTCGCAACGGCTCGGTATATCCAAACGCTCCGATCCATACCCGTTCTTGCGTCCGTAACGAGCGCTTGACCCTTGTTGGGAAACATCACACTCATCATGTCGGCCATTGCTGCGTTAAATGGAACACCATCTTTGCGCCCGGCAAGTCTTGTTAACCAGCTCATCGGTCCTCCTATGCTACCAAACCGAGCTGGAAGCAGTTTGATAACGCACCGCTGGCAGCATCCACCTGATCATCGTGTCCACCTTCCGGGAACACGCAGAGTTCATCAAGAAAGCCCTCATTCCACGCGCCACGAACCAGCATGACGTTTCCCGCTTCAGCGGCAGAACTTAGCGGTCTTGCCCGTTCCATCTTGCTGCCCGTTACCTTATCGGCTCGGAAGTCATAACCATTCAGAACTTCACGCCGGTAATGGTCAATCGTATTAACTCCACCGCTACCTGGTTCCTGTTCCATCCACACGCCACAACGCTGCCCATCAGTCATTGCTTTCTGTGCCACAAGTTGCTGAACTCCCAAAGGCGTTGACCGGGTATGTGCCATGTCCACAATCCAATACCGCCCGTCCTTTTCGGCAATCAGACAGCCCGAGGTATAGTCGGGGTCGTTGCGTCCATTGTCGGCAGTAGCAGCCAGGTCCCAGTAGCGGACAAGGGTTGCATCGTGGGGATAGTCTTCAACAATCGGGAACCACTCACGCTTGAACAGTATCCCATTCTCTACTGTCCAGTTCCCATCCTTAAGCTGCGCCCTTGTTACCGAGTCCAGCATGTTCAGGCTTGCTTCATATGCGGTATGGTCCAGATACGGGTTTTCGGCAAAGGTGGCGGGAATAAACTTGCCAGAATCGACGAAGCGACTCCGTACCCACGCATGACCAATGCCGCCGGGGTTACTTGCCGCCCGCATACGCAAGGGAATCACTGAACCTTCAGGTCTGCGTAAACGGCTGAACAGGTATGAGTAACTCGCTTCCTCGAACTGCGTAAGTTCGTCAAAACCAATGAATTGAAACGCCGCTGATTGATAGCGGTACTTATCGTTGGCAGTCTGAAGATAACCGAAGGTCAACTTAGCCCCAGAAGGAAACAGCCATTGGTGTTCAATGCCATTCCATTTTGCGTTGGTTCCACTAAGCCAACCTGCGGCTCGGTCCATAAGGGCTTCAGGTAGCGACAGGTCCTGGAAAGTTCTGCGAAAGAGGATCGCTGAGTAGCCACTGATTTCCACAAACTGCAATGCCGCCATGAGCAGCGCGTCAGACTTGCCGCCTCCGGCTGCGCCACCGTATAAGAGTTCAGGGTCAAGAGATAGCAGGAACCGAGCTTGCTTGACGGTTGGCTTGTGTGGGACATAGGGATTATTTAAGACTGTCCGCTGTAGAAATTGGGCCGATGTCGGAGTCAGCATACTCTTTGATGACTTGCTCAATAGACAGGTCAAGCTTGCCGCTATGCTCTACTTTCACCATTCCCGACTGTTCTACTTCCTGCTTATCCCGCCACTTGGCAGACTGCCGATTCTTCAACCAGAAGATCATCGCAATGGTGTCGCCTTTCAGGGCTTTCTGATATAGGCTCTCGACAACACGACTGTCTGCCTGTTCCCTTGTGGTCTTTAGGGCGTTGGATAACTCAGGATACTTGTTGCACCACGCATAAAGGGTTGTCTTGTTTATGCCAAGCCTGTCCACGATTTGCTCTACGGTCAACCCCTCTTGCGCAT